GTACTTGCTCCACCAGCCTTGGCGATCTCTAATAGAGCTTGCCAACAAGGATCAAGATTATGCTCAAAATAAGCACACCATATATGTAGATTATCGCCTTGGGGTTGCAGAACCGAAAAGCCTACTAATCGGTTGTCCTGCGTGAAAGCCCATAAAAGAGCCTTGTTATTGAAACATTCTACATATACATCCTCAGGAATCCACCCCTCAGGAGTCTTACTTAAAATCTTTAATAAACCTTTTCTAACATAATCCCAGTACAGCCTCAAATCTTCTGGTTTTACATAGATTTTTTGCATACCATAATTTTACCTACAATTGGTAGAAAAGTGGTAATTATCCAACTATTACATATCCATAGGTTTTATTAGCCGTTGAATTGGCAAAATGGGTAAGTGTTGCGATGCCATTTGTTTGTGCGCTGACATACACATTATCCATAGCATTAGGGGCTACATATTGCAATGTTGTAATAATAGATGCAGTAGATGGCTTTGCAGGCAATGTTCCTATTGAATAAAGCTGTAAGGATACTGTTGTGCTATCAGAACTCCAATATAGTTCTATGTAATCGTTTGCAGCACATTCTATAAAATAATTCCACCCAGAAATAGTATGTCCATTAACTATTCCATGTTTACTTGGGATTGCAATAACGCCTGTTGATCCAGTTATATCTGTATTATTTTTTCTTAACCAAACATAAGCATCATGGTCTTGAGAATCTGTATTTTCAAACTGCCCAGACCATTGTAAATTGTAGATACCAGGATTTCTAACATTCATCCTAGAACTATTAGAAAGATAGACTCCATTAGTAAAATCTGTTGTGTCTAAAGTAATTGCATAGGCTGTAGTAATACTTGCAATAGTCTGATCTACTAGGCTTTGGAACGCTCCATAAGGGGCAGTATCAGCAAAGGCAGCAGCCGACTTAGGCACTAGCAAGATCATAGAATCTCTACTTATTCTAGGATCGTTAATAGTAGTAGTTGTTGCGTTTCCTGTAGCTAATGTGATAGTGCCAGTATTGTTGGTCTTACCATCCATCATTCCGTTTACGATCTCAGCTACAGCTCGTTGATCGCCACCAGCAGGGGGAAGTCTACGAAACATTATCTACCGCCCTGTGGTATTAGGTCGATCTCTACACCAGCAGCCGTTTTCCAGTTAGCTCCTGTAGGGGAAACCCTTACTCTATGATATTTGCCACCAGAGCGCAGAGATGTCCTATTCTCGCTGTCTGCTGCTACGGCAGTACCAAAGCTAGGGACTTCGTTTAACAACGCTCTAGAGGCTACAGAAACGCTTGCAGAGCCATTATCTACCTTTGGCTTGGCTAACATAATGATTGACTGATTGCCATTGCCTAGATCGCCTGTAGTGATATAACCAGACTTATTAGCCCCAGTAAAAGTAACAATTTTGGTGTCTTTTACGCCAGCTAGAACAAACTTACCACCAGCCCATAAACGGCTATCAAAAGAAGTTTCAATAGTATCCATTGTGCCAAAGGTATCTAAGCCTTCTAAGGTTACGCCAGCCTGTGCTGCGCTACCTAAGTAGCTAGTATCTGTTGCTGCCTCAGACCATTTTTTAGTCTGAAAGTTGTAAATAATAAGACGCTTTTGGGCAAAGATGTCGGTAAATTGCCAGATGACTAGCTTACGAATGACATCAATCGTGGAACTCATCTCGTTTAACTTAGTTTGATCTACATAAGTAAAGAAAAAACGATCTATCTTCTCTGCTCCAATAGGCGTAACTGTTTGACCATCACAGACATAAAATCCATCGTCTGATAGGAAAAATGTAAGGTTTCCAAACTGGGCTATAGAGTTAGACTCATAGCATCCAATGTTTTTAGCGATAGTATCAAACTGAAAGAATAGTGGCGCACCTACATAAGACATCCTAGAGATAGCTCTTTCTAGTAATACTAGACCATATTCACCGCCTGTAATACCACGAATATCTCCACCATCGGGGATAACTTGGCTATCAGATTGACTTGTAGCACTAGCAGTCCAATCTGCCTCATCGTTAATATCAGACCAGTAGACTTTGTTTTCCTCTCCAGCTACATTTCCAGCCACCACAAAATCTCGTACTGTAGTTACAAATTTAGCAGTAGGAGCAGCAGCATCTAGATCAGCAAATAAAGATGAACTACCTAAGTTCCATACTTGGAGTTTAGCTACTCCGTTAGCAGCAATAAGGGATGGCCCAAACTGGGTAAACATCCAACGATTTGTGCCTGTGTAGTTTCCTGATTTAGACACATTGTCCATGCTCAAGTCTGTAGAGTCGAACTTGTAGAGTTTAGTAAAGCTACCGGCAAATAGAGTAGTAGTTCCACCATACTTAGTAACAAATACATTATTAAGGTTTGTGTCGGCTGCTGCTGAAAGATCTACTGTATTTGGGAATGGGCCATAACCTACCGCCTGGGGAACAACATTATAGGCATCTTGTATAGAGCCAGTTATTCCAGCCTGGTCTGGTAGCCATTCGCCAAATTCTACTATTGAGGTAGCCATGTATTACTTCCCGTTGTTTTGTCTGTCCAAGTGTTACTTGTTACATTTGATGCTGTCCAAGTATTGCTATCTACTGTTTTATTTGTCCAATTATTGCCTGTTACGGATGCTGCTGTCCATGTATTAGATCCTACAGAAGAATTGCTCCATTCCTCACCTATTCTGTATCCAATAGCAATTATAGAGGCTATGCCTGTAATTGAGCAGTTTCCAGATAGGATTGCATTGCCGTTAGCATCTACTGTCCCAATGCCTACAATAGAGCCATTAGCACTAGCAAGTATTCCACCTAACCCTGTAATCGTTCCAACACCAATTACAGAGCCTTGAGAATTTTGTATCCGAATGGCTACAGCATCTACTGTACCAATTCCATTAATAGATACTATGCCGTTTCGTATTCTAATGCCTAATGCAGATGTAGAACCAACTCCGTTGATTGAGCCAATACCAGATAGGATTGCAATAGGACTACCGCTAACTGTACCTATTCCATTAACAGATCCAGCACCATCTGTAGCAGTTACATCTCCTACTGCGTAACCAGTTACCCAATAGTCATAAACTACATATTGATCTGCGTAGGCCATTAATTATTAGCAGGGGTGTTACCAGCTTCTACCCAAACCTTAAACTCAGGGTTATCTTCTGTGCAAGTTACTCGGCATAAACCATCATCGTCAATTCTTGCGTAGATTTTTACACCATCTTCAGTTGTATTTAATAGTCTATAAATCATAATTCAGCACTCCACCCAAAATAAGCACTTGTTGTAGCTGCCCTTGCCATACACCCTTGACCAGTAGTTAAACCTGAAGCTACAGTTAAAGCTACATTAGCAAAGTTTGTTGTCGCAGTAGTAAAAGTTGGAACAGCACTACAAACAGTATTTGATGTAGCCCAGTTTACGGAGTAATCTGTAGCCGTTCCTGTTTGTTCTAATGCAGTAGGATTTGTTCTCATTGTTACTGGATAAAAAAAGCCAACAGAAGCACCAGTAGCAGAACCAATATAGCCATTCCCCATTCTATCGCCAGAAGTTTGAGCAGTTGTTCTGTAATAATACCTTTGGCAGTTAGCTAGGCTAGTCTGATAATTTACATACTCAAAATCAGTAGCAGAATTACCTACTTCTAGTTGAACACCAGTAATATTTAGCGTTGACCCTGCTGTTTGATTAACAAAAGTAACACAACTTGAAGTTCTAAAGTATGTACCAGCTTGCCAAGCATTAGCAGTAGTGTTGAAATTTGAACCAGAACCAAGGTCAAATGTTAGTTGTAACCCAGTTGTATTACCTGTTGACCAAGTACCTGATGTATCACCTGAAAGTGTTATTGAAAGTGGTTGCCAGCTAGTAGTTACATTTACTGTTCCAACATAAGACCTATCAAGCGCAGCATTATTTATTGCTACGGCATATGTACCAGCAACACTTCCCTTAATATATTGAGTAGTTGTTATTGTTAATGCACCAGCCGTTCCAAACTGTAAATTAGCAACATTAAAACCTTCAATTTTTTGATACAAAATAAATCTTTCGCCAGCAGCAGGTGAATATTGTGCTGCAACAGTAACCTTTAAACTATTGTTAAATCCACTAGGAGCATCTGTTACTTGTTGAAATGATAGTTTGGAAGCAACAGAAGCGTTATATGCAAATCGGTCTGTTAAATACGCAGGAAATGTTCCAGGAGTTACGCTAGCAGTTCCATTCCTTTGACTTATAACCATCGCACCATTGATAATGCGATTCTTTTGACCACCTTGTACAGTAGCAGTAGTAACCGATGTTACTAAACCTTTGCCGTTTACTGTAACTACAGGAATAGAAGTAGCAGAACCAAAAGAGCCAGTAGTAGAGTTTACTGTAGCTAGTGTAAGTGTATTGCTACCAGCAGAGCTAGAGGCATCACCAACTAGGGCAGGAAGTCTTGCAGCATCTAATGTACCGCTAGAGATATTACTAGCATTAGTAGTATCAGTAGTAGCAGAGGCAACAAGCCCTAAGTTAGTCCTTGCTGTAGATGCAGAAGTAAGATCGCTAAGATTATTAGACTTCTCTGCTTTATCACTATTGAGGTTGTTAAAGTTAGCATCTACCTCATTATGAGTAAGAGGCGATCCTTTACCACTTCTGGTAACTATCGTAGACATAGGTTAAGCTAAAGTCACTGTTACGCTAGATGTAGCAAACTTAAATACATCTCCACTTTCAATTGTCTTAGATGTAGTTAGCGCACCATAGTACAACATATTGCCAGTAGTAAGCGCATCAAAGATTGCAAAGTGAGAGATTGTTCCCCATGAGCCTGTAGCCTGGTCAAACTCACAAGCAGCAGCAGAGTTAGTTGTTACTCCGTTAGAAGGAGCAGCAAAGGTAATGGCCTTACGAGCATATCCACTACCAGTACACTCTGTGCCTGATCCTGCATCTGTTGGATCAGTAGTAAATAGGGCAGCATAAACTGTAGTTGGAGAGGTATAAGTAGTATTGCGTAGAGTAGCGTTTAATAATGCGTTCTCTAGGTAGTTTGAAATTGCAGACATGATAATCCTATCGTGAGGTTAATTGCATTGTTAGTGGCACTCCAGCGTACTCTGAGCTTTCGTCTGATCCGTTAATGTCAGAAGTAGCCCTGTCGTATAAGGTAGCCCAAGTTTGCACTCTGGCATCGTTCATAAGATAAGGCTCTGCCTCTGCTAAGGATGCGTAAAGCAAAGCATCTGGGAAGTTAGCAAGATAAGCATTAGAGGCAACACTTGTAGATAATGGTGTTGGCTTGTAGTAGTAAAGCATCTCTACAACATAAGCAGAGTCAGGCTGTGGAGCGAATTGGATTTCTTCTCCAATGATTGTGTAGTACACCGGCAGACCAGACTCACCAGCTCTAGCATTACGAGAGAACAAAGAAGGTGATAAATAGCTAATAGTATTTCTAGGATTGCCTTGGGTAAAGATATCTCGCATCTCTAAGAAGTCTGTAGGAAGGCCAACAGTAGAATCACCAGCAGTCATTGTTGCTGTAGCAGACTTAAGGGTTTGGCGAGTACGGATCTCTCTAGCCAGGCGAATCTCTGCAAAGCTAATAAAATCTGGAATAACATCTGTTAAATCTGATCGACCTAGATAGCTTGCTATAGAAGTCTTTAGTTCTGTGTATGTTGCAAAGCCCATTAGGACACCTCAATATTATGCCAGCCGTATGTGTAATTACCTATATGGCCTATCTCTATTGAGAGATCGTGATCCACATAAGTGTCTATTCCTGCATCTTTTGCTTTAATGCAAAAGTAAATATCCTCGCCTAATAACTTCCCATTGGGCAATTGCTCAAAGTAGAAGTAAGGCTTTTCCATCTTCTTGAATACAGAGTTTTTAATGAGAATGACACCGCATCCTATGGCATCTACCTTCTCTATTCCTTTTTTAACATTGGAATAAATAGGCAGCCAAGATACAGAACCATCTTCCTCATAATTAATGTTTTTGGCAGTAGGCTTTACTGGCTCTGAGCGAGTAGTAGCGTTTACGCCAACAATGTCTTTATTATGCTTTAAAAGGCGAATAAGCGCATCTTTTGGAAAGCGCATATCAGCATCTATAAACATTAGGTAATCACAACGCTCATTAACAATAGAGTCTACTAAAGCATTGCGCTGATCGAATATCAATGTGCCTGTAGATGTGTACAGGTTAATATCGTGCTTTGTATTCTTTGCTGTGTAATTAACTAATGCCGATAAGTCAAACGATGTGGATATTTCTACTTGCCCTCTTGCTGGAACGCAGATACCTATCCTCATACTGTGCCACCCCTGGTACGAAATACTCTGTTATCAGGGTTATTCAGCCACTTTACTAAAGCCTTTTGGTCTAGTATGTGGTAGCCACGCATTATTCCTTCTTTGTTGAGAGAGTTAATAATTTCAGCAGGCAATGAAGCAATTTTATTTTTAGGGTCGTATACGCTATCACCCCAGCCAGTTTTACCACTTCTAGCATTAAATTGTTCCTTTGTATGGTCTGTGAAATCAGTTAAATCTACTTCGGACTTAATAATTAGTCCACCATCACCATCTGCATAAGCAGTACGAATTACTCCATCTACTACACCGAGATTGCCTTTTTTGCCTAAATCAGACATACATTCTCCTAGAAAAGGGGATCAGTTTCCCAATCCCCTTATTCTACATTACTTATGCTAAATCGAATACACCGCCATGAGCAGCTTCGTTACGAACTTCCAATGTGAACTCAGCCAAGATTTGTGTCTTTTCTGCATCACCAACACGAGCTAACTCGTTAGTCTGGAATGGGCGTAGGAAAGCTAATGCTGCATACTCAGGATCGAGGATGAGAGCATCACGACTACGCATGAAACGATCTGGAACAATTGACAATACACCAAAGTCTGACTGATAAAGATCAGCACCAGCTAGGATTGTTGCTTGACCAGAAGTAGGCACTTGGTAGCGTTGTGCAGCCAAACCAGTAAAGCCAGAAACTACTTGCTTTTGTGTTGGGCTAACAAACAATGCTGAAGGTGTACCACCAGCAGAGAATACAGAGGCAATAACAGTCTTGAGCATTGCTTCTGTGAAGGTACGAGTTGTACCATCTGTACGAGTAGAAACACCAACAGTTACAGGGTCTACACCAGTTGTAGCAGTACCATTCTTGCTTGTGTTGCTCTTAATGTATGAGAGCAAAGCACCTAATGTACGAGCTGTAGAGGCGTTACCAGCAGATTGACCTTGGTTAGCTGTGATGATAGTTTCCATATCACGCTTGATTTCAGAAGATACTTTAGCCAATTGATAAGCCTTCTCAGACTTACGACCAGCCTTGTCTACTGCTTCCAAAGTGCCAGAAACCATAACTGTCTTACCAACGATCTGAGTATAGTTACCCAAACGAGTTGTAGGAGAAACAGTAATGTCAGATGCAGTTGCACCTTCAACTAAAGCATTAGCAGTAGTGTTAGCTGCCAATGAGTCAGTCTGCCACTCGTGGTAAACAGCAGTTGCCTTGGTCTTGCCAATAGAACTCATAATTGGAGTATCTGTTGGAGAGATTGAGTAGATTACATCGGATAAATCTTCACGATTTCCGATTGAGGTATAGGTTTGATATGTTGCCATGATTTAAATTCCTTAAATAAATTGTTCAAAAAGTTTTGCTGCATCAGTCTTTTTGCCGGTCTTTTGTAGGCGAGAAAACTGCTTTTTCATTTGTTCATTCTGCGAACTGCCAGGATTGGAAGTTCCAGACTTTAATACCTTTGGCGCATCCTGTACTTTCTTGACGGCTGCACCCTTATTACCTGATAGCTTTTCGTACATCATTGCGTTGTATAGCGTTTTAACTGCTCTTGGG